GTTTTACTAGTTTGACTTCCATCACGGCACCGACGATACGATGCTCTTGCGTGGCTTGGTGACCTTGGCAGTTGCATTCTCAAAATCGTCAATCAATGATTCGACTGGCGTGACAATAAACATAATATGTTTCTTATCGATGGTAACAAACTTAGCAGCAGATGTGTACTGCATGTAAGGGATGAACACTAGACGACCATCATTTACAGCAACCAACATAGCATTGGTCAACTCTACAGAGTCGCCCTTATCTTCCAGCTCAGAAATGATTTCTTCGCCAGTAGTCAATTTAATTACTTCTACACTCATTTTAATATCCTCTTCAATTTTGCCAGTTTCTTCTGGCGTTTCAATGCGAGTTCTTTCTGGACGAAAGAAGCTCGGTCAATATACTTAGTTCCATTCATATGGTCTAATTCGTGGAGAAAGCAACGAGCAGCCATGCCAGTAAACTTTCTTGTCATTATTTCGCCACTCGGTTCAGCATAACGAACTTTGATGTGACGCGCTCGTTTAATTTTGATACCAAGTCCAGGAAAAGACAAACATCCTTCTTCCAACATAATTTCCTCGCTAGATTCGTCAATCAATTTAGGATTGAAACAAACAAGAGCAGGAACAGCTTCCATAGCAAATACTCTGTATGGCAAGCCGATCTGATTGGCAGAAAGACCAATACCACCATGATGTCGCATAGATTCAACTAGATCGTATGCTAATTGAATTGGGTCGATGGTTGGATTATCAAAATCAAATCTTGGCATCTCTTGTGAGAGGATAGGGTCAGTATCCTTCACTAGAGCATGTATTACACCTTTATAACTTGTTACATCTTTCATGCGAAGAATGCCTCGAGAGAAGTTGGTTTAGTTTCAAGTGCTTCTGGGTGATATCTAGCAAGCATATCTTTGCCATCTTTGTCTGGCATTCCTTCGATAAACTTGTACCACTCTTTGCTTTCCCACATGTTAGGTGATACACCGTTCCAAAGTGGACGCCATTCAGGATGGTCTTGGTTCAGACGACGCGCTTCTACGAAGTCACGACGCAGAGTTTCATATTCCCACGAGCCAAGTTCTTTCATGTTCTCGCGGAAGTAACAGACGATAGACATGCGCTCGACGCAGTCCATACAGCAGTCATCTGATGGTGGTAGGATTTCCGTATTACCGTGGATTGCTGTGTGGTTAGCAATAAGCAACACATCTCCTGGGCGGATATTTACAGCTACTCGGAACTCTGGCAATACCAAATAGCCACCGCGATAGTCTTTGCCATTGGTAACGACACCAAGGTTAGAGAATCCTGGTCCAAGATCGCCAGCATCTCGATGTGCGGCAGTACGGAAATTCTTGTTAATAGTAATCGTGGTAAAGACAGTATCTTCAGCGACACGGAAACGCTTGTCTAGCCTGTCAGAATATTCTTTCTGAACGCCATAGCGTTGTGGTAATAGATTTTTGAAGAACTTATCTAGCTTACGGAAGTATGGAAATGCTTTCTCAAACAGTTCTGGATGTTTCCAGTTGTAGGCGCAGATACGACCATAAGGGATGCGCGGATAACGGTCAAAGAAACCAGCGATACCTGAGTTGACAACAGTAGCGTAGGTCGTGCCAGAAATACAGTCAGCCATTTCTTTGGCTTGCTTGACTTGTTCTTCTTTAGATAGCTTGACTGTCTTGGCTAACCAAGTGTCAAAGAAACCTTCGTATTCTTCGTTTGGTTCTAGACGAGCAGTAATCTTGTTGCGTAGCCAAACCAGACCACGAGTTGACTCAGCTTTGAAGCTGGCTTTCTCAGCAATCAACGTCTGTACTGGGTCAGAACCATCGAGTGTGGCTGATGGATGCGACATTGCGTCAAGCACTGCAGTTTGCCAATCAGTCACCCAGTCGCGACCACCGCATGTATCAGTTTTTGGTCCTGCTGCAAGTCCACGATTCTGACTTTCAGTAGCACCCTTGATTAGTCCTTCGTATGCGCCAAGTTGTTCTTCGGCGGTGTAAACTCCCTTACGGAATTTGAATGCGATGTTGTGTTCGCCATTTCCTGGGAACAACGTATTATTTGGAACATAGAAATCACAATCTTCTTCAATCAGAAGATCGTAGTGTGATTCGTCTAGGAACGTACCCAACAAGTGTTCGCAATTAAGCCACTTGTCAGCTGTAATTATTTTAGTCATATATTCTCCGATTCAAAATTGTATTATACCATAATTTAAGCATTAAGTAAAGAAATCTTCTAGGGTGCTAACAGCAACAGGTTCGAAGTGTTCTTCCCATATTTTATCTGCGACAGGTTGTACTTTCGGGTCAACACTCAAAGAACCAACTTTGTTCTCTGGCATCTCTCCGCCAGGATTTCCTAATGCTAAATCAATATATTGTTGCGCAATTCTCTTGCGAGAAAACTTCTTGAGAAGTTTATAATTATTTTCGCGAATACGATTATATTCTTCCTCGGATATATTTAGAAAATCGTTTACTAGATTTCCGAACTGTTTCGGGGTTGCATCGTGCGGAATCATTAGGTAATTCATGTTTGGTTTAAGTAGCATACCAACACCATCCTCGCGTTCGGAAACACCAAAGTTTCTAGCGATAGGAACGACACCAGCGCGGATAGCATCAATCACAACACGATTGAAGTGTTCGCCGTATGTGTTAGACCAAGAGGTGTCGATTAGGAATTTAGATTCAGAAAGAATAGCGTCGCGTTTGGCTTCTGTAATAAAACCGATATAATCCATTCTACCAGTTTTCGTAGCGTTATCCCAGATCTTGTTACCAACCATATCAGTTGTAGCATCTGGATCCGACTCAGCAGTACAGAAATACTCTTCTTTACATTTGTCTGGCGACGTCATATAGTTTCTTTCGATACCATCACCAGCAATGATAATCTTTTCTGCGCAGATATATGGCACAGACTTAACTAGGTCATCAACTCGCTTCCAACGTTTGAATGTTTGTAGCGAAAGAATCTGTCGCTTTAGTGAAGAGAACTCTGGAGCAATTGGTCTGTTCTCGACATCCTGTGGATTGAGAATAAGATTTCTCGGAACTGGCATAAACTCAGCTTGTTTGTATGCACTCGGATGCACACACGCTAGACCAGCAAACTTATGACTAAACTTATAGATCCAGCTGTATAGCTTCTTTAGATTACCGTCATGAATAACAACAAGTTGTTTAGCGTTGACGTTTTCTATCATCGGCTTCCACGCAGTAAACAATTCAGTTTCGCTGTTCTTGAAGCCAAAGATGGATTGCCAAATCAATATGTCATGTTTGTTAGCATCAGCTACGAAGCGGTCAATACAATCTTGATTCTTGAACGAATAGTATGGCGCATTCCATCCCTTTCCTTGATGAACAGGAAGACCTGTACCAGCACCAAACTCATAGCCTTCTGGCAGATCGGTGGTGTTTACAGGTCGTGGGGATTGAGCGGATGGTTTGAGATAAGCGAACGTAACATCATGACCCAGTTCTTTCAAGCCAGCGATTAGTTGTTCGTTGTGAGCAATGATGCCACCAAAGTTATTGAAGGTGTGCATCGCAACCATAATTTTCATAATTAACCTTTAAGTCTAGATCTTAATTCACTTGTGCTTAGTTTATGGCTTCGGCGATTATAATAAATCTCAATGTTATTGTCAATACAGAACTGTTTACCAGTAAATTCTTTCTCAATGTAATCAGAACCGATAATACGAACATCAATCGGCAGGATTGCCAACAAATCCATCAAGTCAGCTTCGGTAGCATAAACATAGATTTCGTCTACGAACTTGCATGCACGAAGTTGAATGAATCTTTCGGTGACAGTTTGTATTGGTTTGTTCTTTTCTGGGCGATCGATAGTCGGGTCAGTTTGAAGACCAGCAATCAACCAATCACAGTTCTCTTTTGCTTCTTCTAACATAGCAACATGACCTGCGTGTAGCAGGTCAAAAGCTGAAGCGGTAAATCCTACTTTCATAATAATATTATATCCTATTTTGGGCAATTAGTAAAATTATGCGATGCGACTGAAATTGCCTTGTTTCTCAAACTTAATGATGCTATGGAACTTGTCGTATAGAGCATCGCCTTTGTGCGAGATAATGAATGTGTTATTATCCGCAGTGAGATTATTTAGAATCTTTAGGAACTCGTCTGTACCAACACCGTCAAGCGAACTGTCAAACACTTCGTCCATAATCAGCAGGTTTGTGGTTGCTGAGTTTCTCATCTTAGCGATAGCACGCCAAGTGAACAATACAGCCAGATTGATTCGCATCTTCTCACCCTCGGAGAACGAGTTGTACGAGAACTCATCACGGAAGCGCGACTTAATCTTTTCATTAAACTGTTCGTCCAACTCAAAGTGAACGAAGAAGTCCATCGCAGCCAGATACTTGTTAATCAGTTTATTCATGATAGGAATATACTGACGGATAATCTTTGTCTTGATGCCACCGTCTTTGAGTAGAGCAGAAGCAGCAGACAGAACAGCGTTTCGTTTTGATAGCATCTCACGTTTAGCTTCGATCTCAGCCAGTTCTTCTTTCAACGCAAGCAACGTAGCAGTCGACTCGGTTGTATCTTGTTCTACGGACAAAGAAGCATTTTCAGTTTCTAGTGCTTTGTAGTTTCGTTTCTCAGATTCAATTTGAGCCGTCACTACTTTGATTTGTTCGTTTGCTTTAATCATCGCTTGACGAGTTTGTTTGATATTATCAAGACGAGCAGTCACTTGAGTCTGCTCGCCGTCGATAATTTCTAGTTCTTCTTTGATAGAAACTAGAGTAGCATTCTTGTTACTTACCGCCGACTCTTTGAAGTCATGCGCGATACCCTGCTTACAGGTAGGACAGTTTTCGTTGTCGTGAAAGAATTTGATTTCTTTCTCAAGCAAGAACATACGATCCCATAGACGAACGCGATTATCTGAAAGATCATTAGCTTTCTGTAATACTTCAGCTTCGTCGCTAACACCAAGTTCAAGAGTAACATACTCGTTTTGATAATCTTTGATTGACCCACGCAGTCCAACGATAGTCTTTGCGATTTCTTTAATCTTTGCATTGTTGGCTTGAATACGAGTATCTTTATCTTTACGGACACTTGCGAGATACTTCTGTTCCATTGCAATCTTTTCAGAACATAGGTCAGCAGCATACTTGGTATCTGCCACTTCTACTTTATTAGAAGCAACCTTTTCTTTTAGAATATTGTTCATAGAAGTAAAGATTTGAATGTCAAGTAGATCTTCAATTACTTCGCGTCGTTGGTTTGCTGGCAACTGCATGAATGGCACATACGTTGATGAACCAAGAACAACTACCTGAGAGAACGAACGATGGTTCAGTTTCAGAATAGTTTTTTCTAGGAACTCTTGGTAATCACGATTAGCTGAATCCTGATTAAACATCGCGCCATTCTTGTAGATTTCAAACAGATTAGGTTTGATACCACGAACAACTTTATATTCATCGCGACCAACCGTAAACTCAATTTCTACAACAGCGTCTTTATTATTGATGCTGTTAATCAGTTGCGGCTTGTTAATCTTACGGAATGGTTTGTTATACAGCGCAAACGAGATAGCGTCAAGGATGGTAGATTTACCTGCACCATTCTGACCGACAATCAACGTGGACTTGGATTTATCCAGCTTGACTTCGGTAAACACGTTGCCAGTCGACAGGAAGTTCTTCCAGCGAACTACTTTGAAGTTTATCATGCTTCGCGCTCCGCGCTCAATGCTTCTTGATATAATTCAGTCAGCAGGTTGTTAAGGTCTTTAGCCATAGTTTGTTCAGTTTCAGGTAGATACTGGGCGACGAACTTACGCATGATAGTCAGCGTGTCTTCGGCTTCGTCGACGATGTCAGCGTCATCTTCTAGGTCGAGGTTGAGATGGTCTTCTACGATTTGTAGGTCAAGAACACCAGTCTTTTCAATCTTGTCAACGACGATATCAAACCAGTAAGGGTTTGTCTTGTTGCGAACAATTAGCTTTACAAACGAATTACTAAAACCACTAAAGTCTTGTTCGATGACTTCTTCCATAGTTTTATTCACGTCGTCATACAGGACTTTGTGAAACATAGGAAATGGATTTTGTATGAACGTCAGCTCGCGCGACTCTGTGTCAAATATATGAAAGCCACGCGGATCGTTATAATCCGACCAAGTCATTTCATACGGTGCACCAAGATAGTTGATATTACCTTTGGTGGATTTGTGATGGAAGTGACCTGACATTACAACGTCGAACTTATCAAATAGTTTTGAATCGAAGCCATGGTCGTTGCCAACAACACCCTTATACATTTCGAAGCCAGCCAACTCTAGGTGACCGATTAGAACTTGAGCGGGAGTATCGTTGATGAAGTCCATAGACGACTGATAATTACCAGAGCAGATCCATGGTAGGAATGCTACGTCAAGTCCATCAAAGTTAAGTGTCTTGGCTTCGGATACGATATGCATATTTTCATAGTCAGCGAACAGCAACTCCATTGTATTGACTTCGTTGGTGTTCTTATAATATGCAGTATGATTACCCACGATAGTATAAAGCTGAATGTTACGTGTACGCAGTTCGTCGAACCACATATCCTTGGCAGCTTTAAGTGAGTGGAAGTTAATATACTTGCGACGGTCGAATGTGTCACCGCCATCCCAGACGACTTTAATATCGTTGGCGTCTATGTATGGCAAAACTACCTCGCGATAGAATTTCGCTTGGTAGTCATAAAAGGCGACGTTGTCATTGCGAACACCGAAGTGTTGGTCAGTTAAAATAGCAATTTTCATTATA